TCCTTCTCTATCGCAAATGACCAGCCTGAACTGGCGCTAACTGGCCATGCTCAGCCGCGATTGGAAACGATGGTGGCGGATCACGCTGGATCGTTCGGGTCTGAGGTGGCTGAATGGTCTGCCCAATATCTGAATATGGATTTGATGGATTGGCAGCGGCGTGTTTTAGATGGCCAGTTGGCATTTGGTGATGATGGTGATTTGTTGCATCGTTATTCGTTGGTGTCTACGGCGCGTCAGAACGGTAAAACGGTTGCGTTGGCTGCGCTTGTTGGCTGGTGGTTGACTTCAATGTCGAGTGTGCGTGATAAACCGCAAACTGTTTTGTCGACGGCGCACAGGCTTGATTTGGCGGTGATGCTTTACGATTATTTGGCACCGATTTTGCAAAAACATTTCAACGCAAAACTGATGTCTAGTTATGGCCGCAATAGTGTCACGATGCCTGATGGGTCGCGCTGGTTTATTCGGGCCGCCAACAATTCTGTCGGGCACGGCATGTCAGCCAGCCTGATTGTGGCCGACGAATGTTGGGACATCAACCGCGAAGTAGTCGATGGTGGTTTGTTGCCAGCGCAACGCGCACAACGATCACCGCTGCTATCTATGTGGTCTACGGCAGGCACGGAAGCATCAACCGCGATGTTGCGTTGGCGTGAACAAGGACTGCGACAGATTGACAAACATGAACCGTCAACACTTTATTTTGCGGAATGGTCACCGCCACCAGACTTATCACCAATGAATCCACAGGCTTGGCCATATGCAAATCCTGCATTGGGCACGACATTAGACATGAAAACGATTGCAGCAGAATCCGAAAATCCTGACCGCATAAGTTTCTTAAGGGCATCGTGTAATTTATGGGTCGCCAGCGACAAATCATGGATTTTACCTGGAATTTGGACAGAACTGGAATATGCCGATCCAATACCTGCTGGCGGTGTTGTCGCCATCGAATCATCATTAACAGACGAACGCTATTTCGGTGTCAGATCAGTTGTATTGCCCGACCGTCGCACAATCGTCACCGTTGCGTTTGTTGCGGATACTTACGACCAAATGTTAAACGAAGTCAACCAAATTGCTAAAGATTCAACAGTCAAATTTGCGATCAGTCCATCAATCGACATTCATTGGCCAACCGCATTAGAACGCCGCCGCATCGTCGTTGGATACGCAGAAATCCTAAAATTCACGCCGCGCATAAGATCAATGATTCACGAAAAACTGTTGTGGCACACAGGCGAAACAATGCTGGCTGAACATGTCCAGCGTGCCGTCGCAGTACGGTCACAAAACAGCATCGCGTTATCGTCACAACGATCACCAGGCCCAATCGAATTAGCGCGCTGTCTAGTGTGGTCAGCGGCGTTGGCATCACGACCAACCACAACAGGGAAACCGATGATCGTTGTTGCAAATGGCTAGTATTTTGTCGGGCGGCCGTCGAGTGCCTTACTTTCTCGGTTGATGCTTGGCGGTCGCCTATACACAATGGTCAAATAGTTTGGTGGCATACTTAGCGCATGGGCATTTTTAATCGCACAGTTAGCAAGGCAGCAATTTCACCGCAACCACAAAAAGCGGCTGCTGCTGGTTCCGCTAGTTACTACACAAACAGCGTGAACAATGGTGGCGCGCAAATGATCGGCCAATATTATTCTTACATTGAAGGCCCAGCGCGCAATCGTGCGATGAGTGTGCCAACAATTAGCCGCGCACGCGATCTAATGGCCAGCGTCATTAGTTGCATGAATTTAAAGATGTACACCGAAATTTGGAACGGCAACGAAATGGAAAAAGTGCCACTAGCGCCACGAACCTGGTTGCGCCGCATCGATCCAAGTGTTCCAAATTCATTTACACTTGCCTGGTTACTGGACGACCTATTCTTTTTTGGAAGGTCGTTCCTCTATGTGACCGCAAGAACGGCCGACAATTACCCAACAGCATTCACACGCATACCTGCGGCGATGATTCAAACATTGGATCAATCGGGGCCAGTTTGGTTTGCACCATCAAAACAAATCATGTTTCAAGGCGCTGAATTAAATCCTGATGATGTGATTCAATTTTTGTCACCGATACAGGGCATTATTTACATGTCGGAACAGGCCGTCGCAACAGCGTTAAAACTAGAAAACGCACGCTACAGAAACGCATCATCGGCTATTCCTGCTGGCGTACTTCGACAAACAGGCGGCGAACCGTTAAGCGCACAAGAACTAGCAGACCTAGCGGCATCATTTAACGCGGCACGCGAAACAAACCAAACAGCCGCACTAAACGAATTTGTTACCTATACAGAAACATTGACATCACCTGACAAGATGCTGTTGATCGATAGCGCCGAATTTCAGGCGATGGAAATGGCCCGATTGTGCAACATTCCGCCATACCTTGCAGGCATTAGCGTCGGATCATATTCTTACCAGTCAAGTGCCGAATCACGCATGGATTTGTGGACATTCGGCGTTCGCGCCTATGCCGATTGCATCGCTGGCACACTCAGCCAAAACAATGTGCTACCTAACGGCACTTATGTCGAATTTGATGTAGAACAATATTTGAAAGGCGAATACTCAATGGACGAAATGCGCGAAACAACCGAAACAGAAAGTGTAGTATCACCATCATGATCAAATTAGTCCCCTCACAGATCACGGTTGATGCGGCAGCGGCAGACGGATTGCCGCGCCGATCAATCAGCGGCGTTGCAGTTACCTACGACGAAACAGCCACAGTTTCAGACGGCACACGGGTACGATTTTTGCAAGGGTCGTTACCAGTCACGGGTCGCGACCCGAAACTGTTTGGACAGCATGACAGCAACCAAATCATTGGCAAATTAGTTGAACGCGTAGACACACCACAAGGCATGATGTTCACGGCCAAAATTAGCGCCACACGGCTAGGCGACGAATATTTAACGCTTGCAAATGACGGCGTTATTGACGCTGTATCTGTTGGCGTAAATCCAATCAAATTCAGTTACGACGACGACGGCACAATGATTGTTGAATCCGCTGAATGGACAGAATTATCGCTGGTCAGTCAAGGCGCTTTTAGCGGCGCATTGATTGAACGCGTCGCGGCCAGCAAACCAGCCGATGAGACTATCCACGAAACACCAGTAGAACCTGCTATACAATCAAATCAAGACACAACAAAGGAAACAGACATGACCGAAAAAATTGAAGCACCAGTAGTCGAAGCAGCAGCCGCAACTGTTGAGAAACTTTGGGCACAACCAAAACAAGAATTTAAAATGCCATCAGCAGGCGATTATCTTGCCGCGATGCACATTGGCGGCGATACATTCCGCAAAGTCAACGACGCTTACAAAGCAGCACTAAGCAAGCAACAAACAGCGTTGCAAGCAGCAGCAGGCGACATTCTTACAACCGACACACCTGGTTTGTTGCCAGTTCCAGTTCTTGGGCCACTATTTCAAGATTTGAATTTTGTGCGTCCAGTTGTTTCAGCATTAGGCGCACGCGCTATGCCGAACACACCAAGCAAAACATTTGTTCGACCAACGATCACGACGCACACTTCGGCCGCAACACAAACCGAAGGTTCGGCAGCATCAGCGACAACAATGGTGATCGCATCAAACACAGTTACAAAAACAACTGTTGCTGGTCAAGTCACAATGACATATCAGGACATGGATTTCACCGATCCAGCAGCCATGAATTTGGTTTTGAATGACTTGGCTGGCGAATATTTGATTGCAACTGACAACATCGCAGCCGACAACATGGTTTCAGGCGGCACAGTTTCAGGTGTGACATGGACAGTCAACCAAACCGATCCGTCATCATTAATGACAGCGCTTTATGGTTGCGCGGTAAACATCGCAAGCATTTCAAACTATTTCCCGACACATTTGTTTGTGTCGCCAAACGTTTGGGAATTGCTTGGCCGCCAATTAGACAATTCGAAGCGTCCATTGTTCCCTGCAATTAACGGCAACAATGTCATCAGCCAAAATTCAATCGGTACAGCAGGTGCAGACTTGTCGTACTCGTCATTGAATCCACTTGGTTTGACTTTGATTGTTGACAACAACTTTGCATCAAACACAATGATTGTTGCCTACGCGCCAGGTTATGAAGTGTATGAACAGCAAAAGGGCATCGTTTCGGTAGAAGTACCGTCGACACTCAGCCGCACGTTTAGTTACTACGGCTATTTTGCAACATTTGTAGCAAAATCTGCGTTCCTGCAAAAACTAGCGCTGGCTTAGTCGTAGGCGGCAAAACCGCTTATGGCAACTTATAAGACAGCCACAAAACAACTGCTAGACAATTATGCGTGCATTTCTACACTTGAACCGTCAGAGATCGCATTAGGCGAATCAGTAGCGGTTTCAGGTTTAGCAGCACCATTCACTGGAACATTTACAGTTTTAGCGTTACCGCAATACCAATTCGAAGGCGTTGACGCTGAAACTGGTGAATTTCTATACAACACAAATGTTGCCGTACCAAACCAACTGCTGTACGCATGCACAGGCACAGCAGTCGAATTTGTCGCAGACTATTCAGGTGTTGTTACCTATACGCAGGTCTGCACATGGATCACCGCAACCGACATTGAGGATTGGATCGGTATAGGCACAGCGACGGCAGGCGACACAACATTTCTAACAATTTGTGCGGCCGCTGCGAATTCTTTTTGTTACCGCCGCAGGCAGGAAGTCGGATATTTTGACAGCCTGACAACTGTGCCAAGCCAAGATGTCAAACTAGCAACTATTATGTATGGCGGCGCGCTGTACCGCCAACGCGGATCAATAACAGACTTTGCATCATTTGATGGCATGTCGACAGGATCAACAAACGGTTTGTCACCATTGGTCAAACAACTGTTAGGTGTCGACCGTCCACAGGTGGCCTGATGCCCGTTGCATTCACTGATCTGTTTAATGAGGCGCTAGACGATTTGACAGCCACTTTGACAGCCGTTAGCGGCTTGCAGGTAGTAAATGACCCTAGAAACCTTGTGCCGCCATGCGTGTTCATAGACGCGCCATCTTTTGATGCTTGGAACTACAACATCGTCAAATTAATGTTTCCCGTCAAAATCATCACGCTAGGGCCAGCGAACTTAGATGCACAAAGATCGCTGTTGAACATTATGTCGCAGGTGCTGACAGCCAATATTGCCGTAACCGATGGCAGGCCAACTAGTACGCTTATAGGCGGCGTTGAATATCCAAGTTACGAAGTGACCGCAAATGTTCAAGCACAAACGGCATAGGAAACAAACATGGCAAATTACATAGTTACATCGGCAAGACTTGCAGGTTTTAAACCTGGCGATGTCGTTACCAGCGCCGATCTAGATGGCGTAAACATTGAAGCGCTGATCGATGGCGGCCATATATCCACACAGACTGTCAAAAAACCTGCTAAAACTAAAGACACAAACGAAAAGGAATAAAACATGGCTACCAGCGTTTATCTATCGAATCCGAATGTGACCATCAACAGCGTTGATTTGCGCGACCAATGCACCAGCGCAACATTAAACTATGTTTACGAACAACTAGAAACAACCGCGTTCGGTGACACAGCACGCAAATATGGTGCATCAACCGTGACATCGTTGCAAAACAACAGCGTTGAAATTGAACTGTATCAATCCTACGCAGGCAGCGAAACTGAGGCCACAATTTACGGTTTGGTTGGCATCACGACAAACATTGTGCTTGCACCAGCAACAGGTGTCGCATCGGCAACAAATCCGATCTACACGCTGACAGGCGCTTACCTTGAATCGCACACACCGATCAACGCATCACTTGGCGAACTGTCGACAATCACGCTGACATTTACTGGCGGCGTATTGACTAAAGCGGTCGCATGATCGCGCGGCATTGGCCGCTGAAAACTAACAAAACAAGCCAGTCCTATAAAGGCTGTACCGAGAAAGGCAAATAATGCAATTATCACTAGAAGTTCAATTCCTTGATGGAAGCGATCCAGTCACAGTCGAAACAACATTGTTCACGACTGTTTTATGGGAACGCAAATACAAGCGCAAAGCATCAGAACTTGGCAGCGCTATCGGGCAAGAGGATTTAGCGTATTTGGCTTACGAAGCATCAAAACTTTCAGGTGTTGTCGTGCCAGCGGTATTTGATGACTATTTGAAATCGTTGAAGTCTTGTCTGCCAATGGCGGTCAATGACCCAAAAGTAGGCGCGGTTCCTACCGCTACGGATTAGCGCAGATTCTTGTGGCGACTGGTTTTTGGCCTGCTGAAATATCGTTTGAGATCGACGACATGAACACGGTTATTGAATTAATTAATAAAGAACGCAAGGCCCGAAATGGCTGACAGCATTAGCGCTAGCACAACAGTTGTCGGTGTTAAAGATGCGTTGCGCGTATTGAACAGCATCGACAAACAAGCGCGCCGCGATCTAACAAAAGATTTCAAACAGATCACTGCACCAGTCACAAACGACATTAAAACGAAATTGCCTAAATCCGCACCGCTATCAGGTATGGCGCGCAAATGGACAACAGCGTCAGGTTTCCAAATGTTTCCGTACAGCGACAAACAAAACAAAGTTGCGTCAGGTGTATCAGGCAAAAAGGTCAGAGAATTTCGTGGCGCGTCAACGAACCTGGCAACATTTTTTGTGCGTTACACAGGCCCTAGTGCGGCGCTGTTGGACATGTCAGGAAAAGGCAAAGTGCCAACACGACAAGGCGGTCAAATGGTGCAAAGTTTAAGCGCAAAATATGGCACTGCATCACGGTTTGTTTGGCCAGCATGGGAACGAAACAAAAACCAAGTTGAAGGCGAAGTCGAAACATTAATTGATCGGCTTATGGAACGCGTGCGAAAGGAATTGAACTAATGGCTGTATCCATACCTATTGTCACCGAATTTGATGGCAAAGGCATATCGAAGGCGATGGCAGAATTTAAACAATTAGAAGGCGCTGGCGCAAAATCTGCGTTTGCGTTAAAAAAAGCAATGTTGCCAGCAATCGGTGTTTTGGGTGGTTTGGCAACAGGTTTAGGTTTGGCAACTAAATCGGCTGCTGAGGATCAAAAAGCGCAGGAACTTTTAGCGCAACAATTACGAACTAGCGCTGGCGCTACTGAGGAAGCAATCGCCGCCAATGAGGATTTTATTTCGGGCATGTCACGCGCGTTCGCGGTCGCTGATGACCAGTTGAGGCCAGCGATGTCGAATCTAGTTAGGTCGACTGGATCGGTTGAGGCTGCACAAGATTTGATGAACACGGCGTTAGACATCAGCGCGGCAACAGGGAAAGACTTGGAAACTGTCACGCTGGCATTAGGCAAAGCGTATAACGGGTCAACTGCTGCGCTAACAAAATTAGACCCGTCGTTGAAAGGCGTTATTGATTCTGAATCAAGCATGCAGGAAATTACTGATGCGTTGGCGACATCGTTTGGTGGTGCTGCGACAACAGCGGCGATGTCATTCGAAGGCCGTATGGCTGGAATGAAAATAGCGATGGACGAAACCAAAGAATCAATCGGAATGGCGTTATTGCCCGTGTTGCAAAAATTGTTGGAATTGTTAGAACCGATGGCGGAATGGGCACAAGAAAACACAACAACATTTTTAATTATTGCTGGCGTGATTGGCGGTTTTGCGGCCGCCATCGTGGTCGCCAATGTTGCCATTAAAGCCTGGACTATCGCCACACAGATCGCCACAGGCGCGCAGGCCGCATTCAATTTTGTTATGTCAGCCAATCCGATTGCGCTAGTCATTTTGGGCATTGTTGCGTTTGTTGCGGCGCTGGTTGTGCTATACAAAAAATTTGATGTCGTGCGAACCGTAGTCGACGCAGTGTTC